AAGCGCCATGTGGTAAGGAAACCATAGGCCATCCTGGCATAGCTTCATAACACGATGCTGCATCTAGTTCACCTTCAGTAACAACAATACGTTTACCAGTACTAGGAAAGCGATGCTGAGCGAATAAGGTATCAGTGGGAATTCCTTCATAGCGAAAGTCTTTCTTTTTTGTTTTAGTTTTTACACCCTTCAATACACCTGACTCATCATAGTAAGGAAAACGTAATACATCTCCATCCCTATAAATTTGATAAAACTGATTAGTTTTCTCAGATATTCTACGTTTATGCAACCGTTCGGCTGATCCAGTTAGGTGTACAGTTTTAGTCACTTGTTGACTGTGAATAACATCATTGTCGCCTGTTCTTTCGTGACAGACGAAACAGTAGGTGTGCCCATCAGAATAGAGAGAGTTTCCATCTGATGAGCCACAATTACTGCAAGGCATATGCCTAACGAATTCTGATTCGGTCATTAGACCAACCATTCAATAGGTATATCTGTGTAAGAGGTCCAAGGTATGTCGTGTTTATCACACCATTTAGCATACGTTGTTTTACTTTTCTTACTAATTGTGTTATATGGGGACTGAAAGATCATCCTTAGATCAATGTCTGGATTATCTCTCTTGACTGCCAAGAGCTTTCTACGGTCCGCGGCGTCCCAGTATCCTTTTGCTTCAAGGTATACATAGTTTGGTAGAACAAAATCAGGAGTATAATTGTGCTCAATTGTATAGCTAAGTTTCTCAGACTCATACTGGTAAGATACTCCCAAACCTTCCAATAAATTAGCGATATTTTTTTCAAGGTTTGATCTAAACTTAGGTGGTTGTTTATTCTTTAACTTGTCATAGGCTTCTTGTGCCCATTCAAGTGCTTTATCTTTAGAAGTCTTCTTCTTCGTCATTAGTGGTAGGTGTTACATTTGGATCAGCTGTCTTAAATCCTGCTGTAGTACCAAATAATTCTGCTACTGCATCAGCATCTAAATCACCTGTATCTACACCTGCCTCACTTTTTACTGAGACAACTTGTACACCAACCAGCTTAAGAGAACTACCATAGGTAACCCCATCCCGTAGAATATACGGCTTCTGGTAGAAACCCAATTTGACAGTAGATCCTGCATATAATGGAGTCTTTGCATCTGTAACTTGGCTTCCTTCTGTGTCTACAACAGGTGGACGGTTATCCTCATTCCATGAGAACTTGATCTTATACTTACCCTCGGATACTTCTTCCCATGGCTCAGGCTTGAGCGTGGAGCGGCGAGGGTTTTTTAGTTTGGACTCAGCCCATTTAAGAACTTCTGCCCTTTCTGATTCTAATTTATCGATAGTGTTACTATCTACAATAGCCGAGAGGGAATAACCAAACTTACTAGGAGCTAGTATAGCTTGAAATCCATCAAGTGTTACAGGTTTATCAGTTTTGTGTATGGTTCTAGCCATTATCTTTTGCCTCTCCAATAGCTTGAGGCTGATCTAGAGTTTCGATTTCTTTAGCTAGGTCACCACGGTATAGATTTAGTTGCTCTATCCGTTCGTCTAGTTGTTCTAATTGTCTTTGCTTCTGTTCCAACTCTGCCTTCTTGAGTCTCTCTTCAGAGACAACAACAATGGTAGGAGGTGCAAAAAAGCTATTGAATAATGGTGAATACATTAACAGAAAAAATAAGTTGAGTCAATCACATCGGAGGGTTCTAAATCTCCTATGATCGGTGGTTCGGTCTCTGCTCCTATTGCTAGTGCAAAGTCTTCAAGGTAGTCATTTTTAGCAAAGATTTCCATGTAGGTTTCCCTTACTATGCTTGACAAAGCAGTCATATCAGTGGCTCTACATAAGACACTATCATGTATTAAAGCGATAGGTCCACAGAATTTTAAAGCACTGAGATGTAGCAGCGTCGCGTCTAGACTGTGAATAAGATTAGGAGCTGTAGCAGCTTTATGCCTACTCTTATCAGCTTGGTCAGGATCATCTGAAGCTACTCGTATTTCACAACGACCTAACAATTGAAGATTCAATACTTCAGTCGTTTTCTTCTGAATCTTCTGTTTAACTATAAATCCAGAAGGTGTAGACCAAGATAGAGTTAAGTTAGGATTATCTTTAAATTTCTTAGAGACCTCCTTTTCTATCCATACCATTACAGCCATCGGTCCAGGTACTACAGAATTCATAGCATCCCTAACAGCTTGTACTGTAATAGTTAAGTCATCTTTATCTATCTCTACACCATACTCTTTCAATGCGTCCTTGATGTACGATCTATTTGAGAATGGTTTAGCATTGTAAGGTATAGTCATGACGGTTCTTTTGACACACTTCCTATCCCATACATGATGTAATGAATTAGGTATATGTGGCCTTGCAGCATCAGCTACTACCTTATAAGCGTCTTGTGGTCTATCAGAAGGAAGCACATTGACGAGTTGTGCTGTCTTACGGTCACTCGCTAAAGCTGCGAGAATCTGGAGACCACTACATGTAGCGTCTGTGGCTACAGGTAATCGAGTTGTTAATCTTTGACTGTGAATAACACATGAATAGTATTCTTCACATGCAGCAAGAAATTGCCAAGGTTCTTCAGCTGCTTCCCATTCAGGTAAAGAATCTATAGGGAATCTAGCTATTCTAGTGATCAAAGGTAGGTTAGCTTTAACCCAACTCTGTCTATTATCCCATGTTTCTTTATCTAAACCATAAGTTGTAGCAACTTGAAACGCTAACCATTTCTCAGCATCATCACCCATTATCTCTTCATTAGAGAAGTTTAAGAGTGATTTACCAAAGTCTGTATCTTGAGGTGTTAGAAATGCAGGTATAGGATAAGCTCTACCCCTATAATCAAAAGACCAAGGTATAAAGAACTCTTTATCTTTAAACCTTCTAACTGCCTCCATAGTCATCCTAGTTCTACATGAACGTCTGAATGCATTAGCATTAGTATTCATGACCTCTGCAGCGGCTCTACGGTAACCCTTACGAGCTTCTTCGTTATCCGCTATATCTGGAGGTTTAGGAGGGAGTGGTAACTCAACTATAGGAATAAACTTTCCTACGTTTACCCCCTTTTCAAAGAGCTGTTCAGCTACGTTTACAATGAATGGATTGAGTGTATAACCTACCTTCTGAATCTTATTCAAAAAGGCTATAGGTTTATCTCCCTGTATACACCCGTCATCGCCCCTACGAACCATTTCATGCCCATTCATCACCTCATTTAACAAGTAACCACCTGGTTTTTTACCCCAATCATTAGGTTCGATTAACATTGGCCAAGCAAGTGGTGCAAATAACTCGCTATCTTGTATCACCTTGTCCTTGATTTCTATGAATTCTGGTGTTGGGACTATGTAATTAACCCGTTTACGTCCTTGTTGACGCATATCTTTATAGAACCAACCACTAGTTTCCATGATACAATCTAATAACCAAGCTCCTAACTTAACTCTGTTAGATCTACCCCATGCTAACCACGGTGTTACATTATAACGATTCATTAATGTTTGAATGATTACAATCTTTTGATTAGTACCACATGATTTGTGCCAGTAATTATCTTTTAATACATTCAATAAGCCTGGGGCTGCAGTCTCATAGTGTCTCATTTGACATTCATCTTCAACTGCTTTACCGATAGAATCACATACGTTTACTAATACATTGCTTCCTTCTTTAAAACTAAATACTTTATCAAAGGTTAGCTTACATGCTATAGCAGCAGCAGCTAAAGGTTCAAGATTAGCTAAGTAGTGTTGTATCTCCTTGAATGATTTACCAGTTTTACCTTCTTTGATTCTATTATTAGTTTCTTTAATACGTTCAACTACTAATGGTAGTAACGTATCAATAGAAGAGATACCATAAACAGTAGCAGATCCATAACTCTTTTCCTCTAATTGTTTAGTGTTTTTACGTAAACGCTTGAGTCCCTGAGATATTTGATCTCGTTCTAATTTAATTTGTTCATCGATTTGTGAGGGTGTGGGCATTTGACTGTGAAAGATCGTCTTTTACTTGTTCATTTAGTAATTTAATAATTTCATCTTTGTAAGGATGATCTTTTGGAATAGATTCTAGAGCTTTTTGTTGATAATCTAGAACACTTTTAGTAGAAGATGTCATAATCTAATGGGTTAATAACGTGTACCTCATCTTGTTGTACAATAGTAATCTCTTTATTACCATCATACATCAATTTACGGCATTTTGCTTTTGCTGCATGTCTATATTTGTAAACATGCTCTTTAACTTTACCAGTGTCAACGTTTTTCTCACGGATAATACAAGCAACTGAACTAGGTATTTCATAACCTCCTATTTTCCATAGCATAAGATCTTCATAATCAATAGTTCCAAATGCATCATCAGGTGCTTCTTGAATAGGTTTCCAATTGTTAGGAAAGTACTTCTTTTTCTTACGTTTCATTCAATTGGCTCCACGTCCTTGAGATAATCATCTGATAAGCATGCTTCATCATAAGCATCATACGCTGCTTCGTAAACATCATATCCTGAATTCAAGATAAATG